TCAGCCACAACAGCACTTGCGTCGTTTGGAACTGCATATCTTGCAGGCATGTCCGCGTTCGCAAAAGCAGCCGATCAGCTAGACAAAAACGCCAAATTAACACAGTTATCAACTACTGCATTTTCTGAGCTGGAATACGTGATGAATCAGAACGGTATCACAACTACGAAATATATTGATGCGATGAGAGATTTGAACAAGATCACAGGTCAAGCTAAAAGTGGTTTAGGCGTAGGTGTTCAAACTTTTAAGGATTTGGGGCTATACCAAGACATTTTAGCTGGCAAATTTCAAAATACCGAGCAGTTGTTCACCGCAGTCTGGACGGAGTTGGCAAAAATTGAAGACGGGCAAAAGCGCGCTGCCATGACAGGTAAATTGTTTGGCGAGCAAAGCGGTAACGAATTAGCAACAAAACTTCCACTGGCGACAAGCGCGATCAAAGATATGCGGGAAGAGGCTTCACGGCTATCTTTGGTCATGGGCGATGACGTTGTTGCACGCGGCGTAGAACTAACCGATATGCTAGATCAAGTTAAAAAGACATTAACTGTGAGCTTCGCTACTGCAATGTCTGACAGTGGTGGTGATATTGAAGACCTAGGGGAAAACCTTGTCTGGCTGGGCAACACGACAATTAAAGTGTTCAAGGCGATGAGTGAATCAGTCACATTTTGGAGAACCTTGTTGTCAGGTAACAGTTTTGATACTGAGTTAACGAAAGAGATAAAAACATATACTGATGAGATAGACAAACTGACAATTCAATTTAACGCTACACAAAACGCGATGGATGTTAATCCATCTCAAAAACTTAATAATCAATTGCAAGTCATAAGCGGAAAAATAAAAGGACAGGAGTTGCTTATACAACACGCCATTAATATGGCTGAAAAGATGAAAGAGGTCTCATTATCGGTTGATGCTATGCCTAATAACGGTGGTGGTAGTGGTGGGGCTGGTGCAGGTGGTAGTAGTGCAGGTACTGAGGCTATGCTAGCCAAGATCGAGCAAATGCGGATAGCTAATATCAAAAATGAAATAGAAAGGGCCAGAGCAGCAAGTGTTGAAAAAGTGAACTTGATGCAGAAAGAGATGGATGATAAAAAGATCACAAAAACAGAATTTGATGATTGGTATCTTCAAGAGAGTATCAGACTTGACAACGAAATTCACAAACTTGAAAAGTCTGCGGCTGAAAAAAATAAGGCAATACGTAAGCAGAATATTGCTGACAGACTAGCATTAGAACAACGAATGTTTGATGCGGTTCACGCTGGAAAATTAGCCGAGACTAAACTCATAAAGGACGAAGCCGTTAAAATTAAGGCCGTTTATGATATCGAAATGGAAATGCTTGAGAACCAATTAAAAAATAAGGAAATTCTGGAGATCGAATACAGGCAACGAAAGCGAGAACTAGATATCAACCAGCTGAAAGATTACGAAAATCTAGCGAATCAGATAGGAGCAAAGCGTAAAGACGATCAAGAAAAAGTGACAGAAAGCACATTACGAGGTATCGAGAGTATGACCCAGAGCTTTGCAACGTATGCCTCAATATCAGGAAAAAATAGCAAGGAACTGCGCAAGCAGGTTGTTAGTGATCTGAAAGCCCAAGTGTATCAGGCACTTGTGCTTCGGATGATCGTTGGAATGTCAGGAGGAGCGATTGAGTTAAACAGTTCCGGTTCTGGATTGCAACTGACAGGCGTTGATGCTGGTTCTGGTGGTGGGACACCTAGTTCAATACCGGCAGCACTCAGTACTATGCCTCCACAGGCTGCTACACGGAACTACAACAACACAGGCACTACTAATAACAATCAAGTGATCAACGTCACAACTCAGTCAGACCAACCGAGCGCGGTTGGTGAAGAGGTGTACCGGGCGCTGATCGCTAGCGAGACCCGTAACACTATAGTGGCAGAACAACAAACAGGCGGCCTTTTAGGTCGATAATAAGGAGATTATAAAATGCCTATAGCCCTACCACTACCAACCCGTGTTAGCCAGCAGAGTACCTCCAGTCACACGTATAGAGTTATTACTTCTGAACTCGGGAATGGTTATCGTTCCTATGCAGCCGACGGTGTGAACATCAAGCGCTCAAAATGGAATCTCGTTTATACAAACCTCACAGAATCTGAAAAAAACACAATTGTCGCAGCCTTGGATACCGTCGGTGCACATGATTACATGAACTGGACACAGTTTGGTGACACCGTTAGCAAAAAGTGGCAAATGACGAATGAGGGTTATACGATCACAGCCAAAAGTGGATCACATTACGATATTACCTTAACCATAGAACAGGTTTTCCGATGAGTTTACCAAATAGTGATATAACACAAACTTTTGTTGGTGGAATTGTTGTTTTATGTGAAATCACTTCAAACAATACAATACTGAGATATTCTCCACACCATGACGAAGATGGTGATGATCTTATCTTTGATGGGAACACGTACACAAAATTACCATTAACTATGTATGGCCTGCGGGTATCCAGCACTGGAACACTGCCACAACCCGTACTGAAATGTTCAAATGTGAACCGAGAACTAATGACACATGTCATAGATAATAGCAACATGATCGGCGAGTCGGTCACATTTTTCTGCACACTTGACAAATACCTAGGAAATGGGAATTCTGATAAAAAATTTAATGTTTCTCGTTATCAGATAATGCAGGTAACAAGCCGATCAAGAACCGAGATTACGTTTCAACTAGGGCATCCGTTGAGTTTTAGTAGTATGTCTATACCCTCACGACTAATATTACGTGAGGCAGCTAATCCAGATCATTCGTTTCCAAGTGTCGGCAAGTTCAAGATTTGATCTCCTCCACAAATATTGAAAAAATTAAACAATTTGCAATATCAAAATACCCACAGGAATGTGTTTGTGTAATTGTTGATGATAAGTTTTTCGAATTGGACAATATACATAAAACACCTGAGGTAGCTTTTAAGGTCTGCCCAAAACAATATAAAAAATCGACAAAAGGTGCCACAGATATCATTCTGGTTCACTCGCACCCTGAGCCTGAGGATGCAGTTAAACAGCGGTATTTCAGGTTTCTGAAATGGGACCAGCGAACACCCAGCCGCTCAGACCAAATCACTGCCGCTGCTATGGATATCCCGTTCGCAATCGTGTCATGTAGCGCTATAGAGTGCTCAGAGCCTTTATATATCAACACAGGTCATGATATACCATTATTGCGGCGTATTTATGTGCATGGTCATACAGACTGTTATGCGGCTATTAGAGACTACTACAAGTTGGAGTATGGGATAGAGCTTGAGAACATACCCAGAGAATGGAACTGGTGGCATGATGAACCAGAACTTGACTTATATCAAAAATTATTTGATATGGGATTTAGTGAAGTAGATAACATTGAAGACATAGAAAATGGTGATATAATACTATTCAACATAGACTCGGAAATTGCAAACCATAGCGCAATATATATTGACTACAATAAAATATATCATCATCTAGTAGCACAACTCAGTTGTCGGGAAAGTTTGGCTAAATACTCAGAACACATTCATTCTATACTGAGGCATACTAAACGTGACTGATATCAAAATAAGGACATTACACCTATCTGGTGATCTAGCAGCAAAGCACGGAAGTACCTTCACATGGCCTGCCACACGAATTGACTTACTATTATCTGGAGTTGGCACGACTAATCCAGAGTTGATAACTGATATACGAAATGGATCATTTTATGTGACAGTTGGTGAAAATGTGATCGAAGACATTTATGAACTAGCAATGCCTTTTAGTGATAGTGAACTGGATATATATCTACACCATGCAATTGAGGGTGAAATTAGTGACAAGTTTGGCAAAATTGTGATAGGGGCTGCTTTGATAGGAGCTGCGGTGTGGACCGGCGGGATGTCTTTTGCCTATGCATCACAGGTATCAACCGGATTATTGCAAGTCGGAACGGCTTATACCGCTCAAGGCGTGATCAGTATGTTCACGAATATACCGCAAAACGATAGCGAGGAAGCTGACCAAAGTGTTTTTGGGTCGGCATTAAATTCATCGACTGAGGGCGGGTGTGTGCCCGTGATTTTTGGGAAAACCCGAGTCCAAAGCACCGTCGTAGACCTCGACATTTCAGCCGACGAGGTACTACAGGATAGTGACGGGATAGACATTATTGATACGAAAGCCGAATTCATGGCTAGAATTTTGCTCGTCATCGGTGAGGGAAAGATCATGGGGCCACAATTAAATGGTCAACACACCGAAGCATCACGAAAAAATGTGACTTACATCAAAAACGTCCCAGCTTCCGGTATTGATAGCCCCGATCTCAAGGTACATTTCAGAAACGGAACTGCTACTGATAATGCAAAAATAGTACCCGGTTTTACAGAGTCTTCCACGCTGGTAGCGGCCAACATCGACGACCTACCGGTGAACAGCTGGAAAACAATCCAGATACCGATAAATGTGGATGAGGTCAAATTAAATATGGTCTGGCCTCAAGGTTTGTTCAGTTTTTATAAGAGCTATGGACAAAGCACGTCAGGATTTGAAGTGCAGCACAGAGTTAACGGTGGAACGTGGAGCCTGATCGCTGACAGAACACAGAAAACTCAGAGTTTGAAGCCTATGCAACAAACATACCGAATTTCAGCACCAGATAATACTACGACGGCTTGGCAAATTCGCATACGTCGAAAAGGTGCTAATACCTATAATAAAATTATTAGTGTGCAAGATTTTGTAAATTCTGGCGGCGGCAACGGCGTAGTATACAAAAACGAGAATCGATCCTTCACAGACTTTCCAGCACATGAAAGTACCGTGTCGGGTCGCACACATTATAACCTATTTAAATTACTAAATTATAATCTGATAGTTGGCAAAGTCAACAGATATGTAGATAGTGCATTTTTCGCACTGGAAATCCCCAGCAGTTCCGTAGAGGGTGTAATCGGAAATATATGGTTTGAGGTATATGGCACAGAAATTGACTTGCCTTCACACTATAATGTGAACTCAACGGCAGAAAATAGATTTAGTGGTACATACACAGGCATGAGTAAAAAAGGCTGGTCGGATAATCCGAGCTTATGTATCCTGCATTTTATACGAACACAATTATCAACAGTTTTTCCTGATGAGCTGATCGACTTTGGCTCGTTTTTTGAGTGGGCTATATTTTGTGACCGGTTCGTCAGTGATGGGTCTGGCGGCACTGAGCGCAATTTTACCATGAATATACAAATATCCAAAAAGGATAACCCGCTCAAAGTAATTAACGCATTAATGAGTTGTGGTCTAGGTAAAGCGATAATCGATGGTGGCATATTGAGGGTTATTTGGGACGATTCCAGCGATGTTGACTCAATAGCTATCATAGACAACGACGATGTCAGTGCCGATGGGTTCACATATCAATCTAGTAACTCGGTGGCACAACATACTCAGACAGTAGCAAAATACAAAAACAAAAATGAGAACTACACAACAACTGGAGTGTTAGAGACACATCCGAGTCTGAGTACCAGAGGCGTAATTACGAATGAAATTGAAGCAGTTGCCGCTACCAGTGCCTCACAGGCCCATCGAGTCGCCAAATGGGCCTCAGAAACCGCTAATAGAAATGTTAACACAGTCACATGGTCCGGACAGCTATCACATGTCAATACACGTGTGGGGGATATAATCACAATACGTGATGAATTTAATCGAAAAAATGCGACGGTTTCTGATATTGACTACAAGGTCACAGGAATAGATATCGGAAATGCGGGCCAGTACTTTTTTCAGGCGGTTGAGATCGACGATAGTAAACGTGCTGCCTATGAATTAATTTCAGTTGATCCAGTCAGCGGCCAACCAAGTGATTTGGCTACTGGTGTGCGTAATGTTGGCCCTATTAGTGACCTAATTGCAGTAGAGGGCACTCAGGATCGCATAGATTCCAGAGTATTGCTTGTGAGCTGGAAAGCGCCCGATACTAATCCATCATACATAAAACACTATCTAATCAGACATAGAGCGGTTAACGGGGACGTTAAGCTATTCACAAGTTTGCAAGAGAGACACACTTTAGAATTGGTTGATGATGGACTTCACGAAATTACTGTCACAACAATATCAGTAACAGGAAACCAGTCGTCTCCTGTCACATTAAACCTTGTCATTGATGAACCAGAAAATACAGAGTCTGTAGTAGATAAACCAAGCAATTTAAGACTCACCACAGGTTCTGGTTCTACTTTCACAAGCAAGGACTTACATGTTGAATGGGATGCACCAAGTAACGCATTAAGTGATGCTGGAGTTTTAGCCAATTATGTGGTCCAGTTCAAGAAAGCGGACGCAAGTATATTAAAATCATTCAAAACGACGAATACGTCACAGTCGTTTAGTTTTGATGAACATCGAGCAGTAACAAACGGAGTTCCTGAACGAAATATAATAGTCAATGTTGTGAGTGTTGATACACTTGGAAGGTCATCAGGTAGTGTCAGTCGAGCTTTTAGTAATCCAGCACCAGCACAATTATCTAATTTTCAGATAACAAGCACACATTTGAATAGTGTTGAATTCTCATTTGATGCAAGCACAGAACTAGACGTAGTAACTAATAAAATCAGACAGGCTTCAGTGCCTTCGATGAGTGGCGCAAAAATAGTTTATGACGGAAAAGCGACTCAAGGCTCAATAAGTGGGCTAAAGTCAGGTGAAAATTTTTATTTTCAAGTGGGAGCAGTAGACGGATACTCAGATAGTGTTAATTGGTCGTCAGTAGAGAGCACAACTAGTGTGGTTGATACAGGCTATGTACTGGAGGGCTTTCGTGTGGTTATCGATGATAATAATGATTTAAGGATATATGGCGATACTATTACATTTACGGATAGTGATGGCAGTGTGACACACACAGACTTTGACAGCACAGCAAATACCCCAAATTCTACGTGGTTCGATTATAATTATACAGAAACGGGTCGGAGGTACTATTATTTTGATAGTGCTATTGGTTCAAGTGGAGGTCTTGCGGTTACTTCAAACTTCAATGACGTATATAAGGAAGATAACAGTCGAATTCCAATAGCGATAACTGAATCCGGAAATATAACAAGTATAAATGGTAGTTCTGCTATGTTGGTGCATCAAGACATGCTCGCACAGCGCATCATTGGAGCACAACACCTACAAACTGACACCGCAATAATCACGGGTACAGCACAGATTCAAAATGCGGTGATAACTACGGCAAATATTGCATCCGGCGATATCTCAAAACAGGAAGTTATTACACTCTACGGCGATGCGCTGAGTAGTTCAGGTGCAACTACAGATTGTGACCTATATCTATATTTACCCGGTCATCCGAATTTTAGTACGCCCACTTGGAGATATACTCCCGGTGGCAACAACATAGATCACGATTTTAATTCGTCTAATGAGACAGAGTTCCCACATGGCCGTTTCTGGATACCCCCCGTGGGCGATTCGGAAACTGTGAAATTACAAGTACAAGTCGAGGGTCTGGTTTTTGCCAAGCGAAAGTCGGGGTCGAATGCAAATATCCCCTACTTTCCAGCGATGCAATTACAGTGGAAAAAGTATTATTCTCCAGATGGCACACATGCGACCGCATCACAAATTAATCAGAATCAGACTTGGAATTTTGGACTATCTCCCAATTTTTCGAATGTATTGTTTAACCGCGAGACTGAGTACTCAGGTGGTAGGTATAATGGTACTTTTGTGATCGATTGCAAGGAAGAGGATTTAGTCAGTATAAGGCTAGAGAAAAACCCGTTTAATGCTAATGATCTGGTGTTTAATACACATTTTGAGTATTTGCGGTTTATGAATTTTCGCCTAATAGGAACTGCAATACTACGCTAAAGCCCTTGATTTGATAAATACTGAGAACTAATCGGTGTCTATCTATGTCAACAAAAATATTACAATTACAAATTCCGCAGGGTGAAACTTGGTCACAAAATTTTCAAACGGATTTTGATTTCAGTGGTGGTTCATATTCGGCTAGAATGAAGGTTCGACGTAGTGATTTGCCCGTGCCTGATGATGGTAGTGATAACACGGTCGCATTTAGTTTAACGAGTGATGATGGTATATCATTTCTTGATAACGGTGTGGTTAATGTCACAATCCCGGCATCTAGTTCTGATTATATCGTGTTCAACGGTGGTCGGATTATCATAGATATGATGTACGACCTCGAAATTGTGAATGGTATCACTGATGTGGTTACTCGAACACATGAAGGACGTGTTCAACTTCGCAAAAATGTGACATCAAATGCCAATTCGCTAGTCCCGTCTCCCACTTCGATTAATTTTGATGACGCCAACCCAACCACAAAAGGTTTGATAGTTAAATCTGGCATACGCGCATTCACAACACGCGAAATTCAACCAGACCCAAGCAATGCCGGTATTGTTATTTCAGGCGGTGATGGAGTTTCCAGCAACCCACTGGTTGGTATTGATATAGAAGCACTGAGTAGCACTCCAGCTGCAAGCCTAGACGATATTTTAATCATCAAAGACCTAGCAACAGGGACTAACCACAAAGTGTCGGTAGCGGCACTCACAGCCATCGAAAAATCTGCACGGGTTGTTGCAGATAACGCAATAATTGCAACACAGGCCGCTTTTGAGACCGCATCAAATACTCGACTAGATAACATAGATGCACTAATTATAACAAATGAGACTGATCGCGATTCACAGATTAGTGTTGATAAAGCGGCACAGGATGCGATAAACAACACATTAGCCAGTGACATAACCTCTAATGCTACAACAGCCGCTAATGCCCTGAGTGCGCATGAAACAGCACAGGACACACAACGTACTAATGACATTGCGAACCAGACCGCAATAAACGCAACACTTGGTGGTGAAATTGACTCAGAAGAGGCATCACGTATTGCTGCTGATAACGCACTATCAAATACAATATCTACTAATGAAACTAATCGTGATGCTAGTGTTGCAGCACAGTTTGCTGCTAGTGATAGTGATGAACAGCAATATAGAACAGATCACAGTAATGATACTGCAAATGCGTTAGCTACACATGATGCCGAGCGTGATGCATACAGAGCAGCACGTGTCACAGAACGTAATGCCGACGTTGCTGATAGAGTTGCAGGTGACAACACTCAAGCAGCTGCACTGAGTTCATATGAAACTGCAAATGATGCACGATCCACAAATATCGAAACTAGTGTCAGTGATGAGATAACTGATCGAGCAAATGCTGATACTCAGATTAACAACACTATTACGGCGAATGAGTCAAACCGTGATACTCAACGCACTAATGATATAACACAATTCAATAGTGATTTTGTTCGCAAAACTGGGAATCATAACGAAAGCATAACAGGGATGAAAACATTCCAAGATGTGACTACGTTCTCGAATGATGTTATTTTCACTGGAAATACGGTCACAGTTAACAGTACTGAGACTGAAATTGCCGACCGCATCATAACTTTGAATAGTGACGAAGATGGAATCCCTTCACAGAATGCCGGAATCGAGGTTCATAGGGGACCAAATGATGCAAGGGCTACAGTATTATTTGATGAAGCAAATGACGTATTTGTTGCCGGACTAGTTGGCAATCTAGATACAATTGTACTTCAAGGCAATTTAACTTCCGAGGTTAATACATTAAACTCGACTATAACTACGAATGAGTCAAACCGCGATACACAACGCACAACTGATTTGTCTTCTATCCAGAACGATCTGGCTGGAAAAGCTAATAGTTCACATACTCACGATGCAAGCCAGATTAGTGGTGTTTTAAACACTGCAAGAATCCCGGATTTGCCAACTGGTCAGATTACATCCGGAACTTTTTTGAACGCTCGCATAAGTCAGGGAAGTGTGACTCAGCACGAATCACAGTTATCAATAACTGGCAACCAGATCACAAGTGGTCAGGTATCGGCCAGTCGGATAGCTCCACTGAATGCTAACCAGATTAGCGGCGGT